TTGGTCTGACGGAAGATGAAGTGTTAGCCATTGGCAAAGAGCTTGGGTTGAAGTGCAAGTTGGGCGGAAACCCAAACATTGACTTTGATTACGCCGAAGCCATCGAAGCCAAACTTAAGGAGAAGAACAGTGACTAGCAAGTTTCTCAAACATATAGCCTGTGAGCATTGTGGAAGCACTGATGCCAATAGTCTATATGATGACGGTCACACACACTGCTTTGCCTGTAACACTACAGAGCATGAGCATGAGAGCGAAGACAGACACGCCACGAGGCATAACATGGCACGAAAGATCGTGACTACAATGGAAATCAAAGGTATTTGTAAATCAATTCCTGATCGAGGAATCAGTCAGGCAACCTGTGAAAAGTATGGAGTAACAACAGATGGAGACAAACAGTATTACCCTTACCATGACGGAGCAGGAGCTAGAGTGGCTGTTAAGCAACGTGATGTACCTAGTAAGAACTTCTCCATCACCGGAGACTTCAAAGGAGCAACTCTATTCGGTCAGTCTCTCTTTCACACCGGAGGAAAAGCTATCACCATCACAGAAGGAGAACTTGATGCTCTCGCAGCTTTCCAGATGCAAGGGTCTCTCTACCCTACAGTAAGTATCCGTAACGGTGCTCAAGCTGCTCTGAAGGACTGTAAAGCTAACTATGAGTGGATCAATAGCTTTGACTCTGTGGTTATCTGCTTCGATGGGGATGAACCGGGGAAGAAGGCGGCTAAGGAAGTGGCTGAGCTGTTCGGGAACAAAGCCAAAATCATGCAGTACAAGGACGGTTACAAGGATGCTTGTGAGTACCTGATTGCAGGAGCTACCAAAGAGTTCATTAACGCATGGTGGAGAGCTAGTCCTTATGTGCCTGACGGTATTGTCAATGCTGCTGATCTCTGGGAGGAAATCTCCAAGCCAGAACCGATTGCAGAGGCACAGTACCCTTGGGAAGGGCTGAATAAGCTATTGTATGGTATCCGACCTGCTGAGTTGATTACCGTTACCGCAGGTAGTGGCTTAGGTAAGAGTCAATTCTTGCGTGAGATCCTGTATAATCTGCTGAAGACAACTAGCTGGAACATTGGTGGATTGTTCCTTGAGGAATCTACCCGTAAGACAGCACGAAGTATCATGTCGCTACACGCTAACAAGCAGTTGCACTTGCCTGATACACCTACGACTGAACAGGAATTGAAGGAGGCTTTTGATGCTACTCTTGGATCTAATCGTATTTATCTGTTTGATCACTTTGGCAGTAGTGATGTTGACAACATTAGCAACAGGATCAGATACATGGCTAAAGCTTGTGACTGTCGTGTGGTGTTTCTTGATCACATTAGCATTGTTGTCAGCGGTCAGGATCTTGGTGATGAACGCAAAGCTATTGACAACATGATGACCAAGCTGCGTACATTGGTACAGGAGCTGAACATCACCTTGATCTGTGTGAGTCACTTGAAACGACCACAAGGCAACCAAGGCCACGAGGATGGTGGTAGTGTGTCTTTGTCTCAGTTGCGAGGCTCTGGAGCCATCGCACAGTTGAGTGATGCTGTGATCACGTTGGAGCGTAATAGTATGGCTGAGAACGAGAGTGATAGGCACTTGACTAAAGTAGCAGTGGCAAAGAATCGTTATAATGGCGAGACTGGCCCTGCTTGTAAGCTACAATACAACAGCTATACTGGACGTATGGTTGAAGCTGAGGAGGAAGCATTATGACAGCATGGCACGGAGGCAAAGGCTCAACAAGCCGACCAAGGCAGGTAAGTAATGAAGACTATGCAAACCGATGGGATGCTATCTTTCAGAAGGATGTGCCTAAGGAAGAAGTACCCGAAGAAGAAACGCTAAAGGATGATGACAATGATGAGCGTTGAGCACTTAATCGTAGGAGCTACCGGAGTAGGATACCTGATCGTAGGTGTGCTACAATGGAGCAAGGGAGAAGTCTCTAACGGGATGATCTGGACAGGCTATGCCTTTGCTCAGATTGGCCTTTGGTTGAACATCAAGTGAGAAAGAAGATTATGCCTGACATCTCAATGTGTAACGATTACTCCTGTCCTAAGTTTGAGCAGTGCTACCGAGCACAGGCTAAGCCTAGTGAGTATCGCCAGAGTTACTTTAGAGACTCTCCTCGTGACAAAGATGGATGTAATTACTTTTGGCCCACCTTTAACGAGCAGATTCAAGAACTTCAAAGGAAAGACAGTGAGAATAGTTCTAGATTGCGAAACAAACCTAGCACACGACAAGATACACCTAGTCGTGACTAAAGACATTGACACCGGAGAAGTACGTAAATGGAAAGCAGCAAGTCCCCTGTCGGAGTATTTAAAGGACACGTCCTTGATCATCGGTCACAACGCCATCGGATTCGATGTACCAGTCTTGAATCGCTTATGGCAGACGAAGATCAACTTGAATCAAGTGTACGATACATTGATAGTAAGCAGGCTTCTCGACCCAAGCAGGGAGAACGGGCACACTCTCGAAGCGTGGGGACAGACTCTTGGCTTTCACAAGATTGACTATTCTGCTGTATGGCAGTGGTTGATGGGTAGACAGGAAGAATATAAAGGTGAATGCTTTGACTATCCTCTTAACGACCTTCTTAATCATTACTGTATTAGGGACGTTGAAGTTACTGCTAAACTGTATGATAAGCTCATCAGTGATGTGGCTGAGAAGCAGTTTAGTCAAGAGTCGGTAGACTTAGAGCATCGTGTAGCAGCAATCATCTCGGAGCAGGAACGTAATGGATTCAAACTTGATCAACCATACACCCAAGTGTTACTTGCTGACATCAAGTCAAAAGTGGCAGGAATATATGAGCGAATGCAACAGAGATGGCCTCCTGTCACTCTTGAGCGACACTCTGACAAAACAGGAAAGCGACTCAAGGACAGCGTGGTTACTTTCAATCCGGGATCAAGACAGCAGATCGGAGAACGACTAAAGGAACTTGGTTGGAAGCCTAAAGAGTTTACCGAGACAGGTATTCCTAAGATTGACGAGACTGTGCTTGCAGGTGTTAAGATACCGGAAGCTCAGGTCATTGCTGAGTACCTGATGTTACAGAAGCGGGTAAGTCAGATAGAATCATGGCTAGAGGCTATAGGTAAGGATGGCAGGGTTCACGGCAGGGTTATCACCAACGGTGCAGTAACAGGCCGGATGACTCACAGTAGTCCTAACATGGCTCAGATTCCCAATGCAGGTTCCATCTATGGCCCTGAGTGCAGGGAATGCTGGTCAGTTGAAGACGGTAACGTATTGGTAGGTTGCGATGCTTCAGGTCTGGAGCTTCGTATGTTGGCTCACTATATGAAGGATGAAGATTATGTCAGAACTGTCTGTGAGGGATCATCTAAAGATGGAACGGATGTTCATACGGTTAACCAAAGAGCAGCAGGACTCGCTTCTAGAGATAATGCAAAGACTTTTATCTACGCCTTCCTCTATGGGGCGGGAGATGCAAAGATTGGTAGCATTGTGGGAGGCAGTGCAAGAGATGGAACAAAGCTCAAAGCTAAGTTCCTCGCACAAACGCCAGCACTTGCAAGGCTCCTTCAACGAGTCGGCAAACAAGCAGCCAAAGGGTGGGTTCCCGGACTTGATGGGAGGCGTATTTGGGTTCGATCCGAGCACGCAGCTCTCAATTCGCTCCTCCAAGGTGCTGGAGCCATCGTGATGAAGAAGGCTCTCGTGATCTTTGATGACAAAAGACTTGCCAATAACTGGCCTGTCAAGTATGTCGCCAATGTCCACGATGAGGCTCAGCTAGAATGTCCTAAGAATATTGCTGAAGAGGTTGGTAAAGCCTTTAAACAGAGTATCATTGAGGCAGGTGAAGCTTACAACCTACGATGTCCTCTCGATGGGGAATACAAAATAGGAAGAAATTGGAGAGAAACTCATTGACATTACTGAAAAGTAGTGTAGAATATACATATGGGCCTATGGTGAAATAGGTAGACACAGGAGACTTAAAATCTCCCGCTGTAAAGCGTACCTGTTCGAGTCAGGTTAGGCCCACCACAATCAGCTTGATCCAACACACCAACTGCGTAGCGGAAGGTAAGCTCTGGAAGTTCCGGAGGGCAGTGTTCCTGTATTATGGTAAGCAGGGTTTTTGAAACTTAAATAGGAAATTAAATCATGGAAAACAAACCAGTCAAAATCGCAGGTCAACTCTTCTGGGCTAACTGGATGAAGGAATTCAACACCAAGTTCAACGAAGACAACACCAAGTATGAGTGTACAATCGGTATGCTCTCTGACAAGGCTTGTGAGGCTCTTAAAGAGCAAGGTATTGTGATCAAGAACAAGGACACAATGGGTAACTACATTGTTGGTAAGAGTAAGTTCCTGTTCGAGCCTATGGACGCTGAAGGCAACGCCATTGACATTAGCAAGATTGGTAACGGTACGAAGGTTACAGCTTTGGTTGGCTCTTACCGCCACAAGATGTCAGCTAAGTTCGGTGCTGCTCCCTCCATCAGCAAGATCATCGTGACAGACTTGGTTGTCTACGGTGCTGACGTTGAAGGTGATGATGACGACATCCTCTAAAGAGGAACCTAAGATTGCTCTAGTGGATGCTGACTTTCTGGTCTATCGTATCGGATTCAGTACGGAAGATGAGCCGGTTGGCATCGCTAAGGCACGATTAACGGAGTGGTTAGAAGACTTTATCTATGTGAATCTCAAAGCTGACGATTACAAAGCTTGGATTACAGGTAAATCTAACTACCGTTACGACATTGCCAAGACAGTGCCTTACAAAGGCAACCGTAAGGATGTACTTAGACCTAAGCACTACGAAGCCCTAAGGGAGCATCTAGTCAAGCGTCACGGTGCTATCCTAACGGTTGGTGAAGAAGCTGATGATACCGTAGCCATTGAATCTACCAACTTGTTAGACAAGTGCTGGATAGTGCATGTGGATAAGGATTTGGATCAGCTTCAAGGATGGCATTACAACCCTGTACGAGATGAGAGATACTATGTCGATGATTTTACTGCCTACAAGTCTTTTGTATCGCAAGTACTTACGGGGGATAGGATCGACAACATCCCGTGCTTGGCAGGAATTGGCCCGAAGAAGGCTGAGAAAGTTCTTAAAGACGCGAAGACTAAACCAGAACTTCTGGAAGCAGCCTTTGAGAAGTATCAAGAACTCGGGCATACGCTGGAGTATTTCACGGAACAAGGACAGCTCTTGTGGCTGAGACGTTATGAAGGAGAACTATGGCAACCGCCAAGCAAGTTGCAATCAAGTACGGATTCCGTAGTGGACTCGAAGAGCGAGTAGCTGAACAACTGGATCAGTTAGGAGTTGAATACACATACGAGAAGGTTAAGCTTAAGTATATCAAGCCAGCCTCTCAGCATGTATACACTCCTGACTTTGTGCTTGCCAATGGGATTATTGTTGAGACTAAAGGACGCTTTTTAGCTCCTGATCGTCAGAA